GCCCGTCCATGGTCGACGTGACGTGGAAGGGCCAGACCGAACGCAACGGCGCCGAGCTATGGTTCGTCGGTACCGACACCGCGAAAGACTGGATCTACAACCGCTACCCGTTCCCGGACGGACCTGGTTCGCTGCACTTTGCCAATGACCTGCCAGACGAGTTCTTCGCCCAGTGTGTCGCCGAGCGCAAAGTCGTTCGCTACGTGCGCGGACACAAGCGCATCGAATGGGTGAAGGGCAAGGCCGAGCGCAACGAAGCGCTCGACCTGATGGTGTACTGCCTTGCGATGGCGCACTACCTCGGCATCAATCGCTACCAGGAACACGACTGGGATCGGGTGCGCCAAGCGCTGGCCCAGTCCGGTTTGTTCGACGACGCCTTGGGCATCAAGCCTGTTCAGGGTGAGCGACTTGATGGCGAGCAAACACCAGCGCCTGCAGCTGTGCGCCAAGCTCAGCCCGCACCACCACCCGCTGCACCGGCTGCGCAATCGCGACCTGCAGCTCCCCCTCAACGCCGTAGTTCCACCAGCGGTTACCTGAAGAGACGCTGATATGTCCTTTACTCAAAAACACCTCGACGCCATCGAGCGCGCTATTGCGCGTGGCGAAAAAACCGTGCGCTACAGCGACCGAACGGTGGAATACCGCGACGTCGACGAACTGCTCCGCGCCCGTGAAGAAATCCGCAGTTCGCTCACCAGCACTGCCGGCCCGCGCTCACGGGTTGTGCGGCTCAGTCATGGAGGCAAGGGAATCTGATGGCTCGACAATTCCCGGCGCTCTCACGTAGCGGATTCTTGCTGCCATCGAACATCAAGGCCAGCTACGAAGGCGCCGGGGAGGGACGCCGATCTGCTAGCTGGGACGCCACAGACAATGGCATCAACAGCATCAATACCCCTGCGTTGCGCAATCTGCGTGCCCGCTCGCGGGCGGCGGTGCGCAATGACCCGTATGCGGCCAACGCCATCAACAAACGGGTCAGCAACCTGATCGGCACCGGCATCACGCCACGCCCAAAGGTAAAAGACGAGGAACTGCGCAACCTGCTGCAGGAGTTGTGGGACGACTGGGCCGACGAGTCGGATGCTGACGGTCTCTGCGACTTCTACGGCCAGCAGGCGCTGGTGGCTCGCACCGTGGAAACGGCGGGCGAGTGTTTTGTGCGGTTGCGTCCGCGCAGTCTGGACGAAGGTCTGGTGGTGCCGCTGCAGCTGCAGACCCTGGCACCGGAATTCGTACCGCACGACAAGTTCGAGATGACCAAGACTGGCAACATCATCCGTGCCGGGATCGAGTTCAACCCGGCTGGCAAACGCGTGGCTTACTGGATGTACCGCTCGCACCCGCGTGATGCGTCGTCGCTCAACAGCGGCTACAACCAACTGGTGCGCGTACCGGCCAGCCAAGTACTGCACATCTTCGAACCGCTGGAACCGGGGCAGTTGCGCGGCGTGCCGCGCATGTCGCCGGTACTCAAGCGCCTGCGCAGTCTCGACAACTACGACGATGCGGTGCTGTTCCGGCAGGAAGTTTCCAACCTGTTCGCCGGCTTCATCAAGCGCCCGTCGCCGGACATGGGGCAGGCGCCGCGTGATCCCGTCACTGGTCAACTGATTACTGCTGACCGTGACGGCTTCACCCCGATGGTTGCACTCGAACCCGGCACCATGCAGGAGCTGGGCGCAGGTGAGGAGGTCGAGTTCTCCAAACCACCGGACGCCGGCAACAACTACCCGGACTTCATGCGTCAGCAACTGATGGCAGCGGCAGCGGGGACCGACACCCCCTACGAGATCCTCACCGGTGATATGAAAGGCATCAACGACCGAGCGTTGCGCGTCGTGCTCAACGAGTTCCGGCGCCGCCTCGAACAGCTGCAATTCAACGTCTACATCCACCAGCTCTGTCGGCCGGTCCGCGCCGCGTGGCTCGACATGGCTGTATTGAGCGGTGTGATCGAGTTGCCGGACTACGCCAAGCGTCGTCGCGAACTTCTGCGCACGCGCTGGGTGCCTCAAGGCTGGGCCTACATACAGCCGGTGCAGGACGTGCAGGCGCGAATGCTTGAGGTCAATGCCGGGTTCGGTTCGCGCAGTGAGATGTGTTTGCGAACCGGTTACGACTCCGAAACAGTCGACGCGGAAAACGCCGCCGACGCTCAACGTGCCCGCGAATTGGGCCTCAATTATCGAACGCTCGTCGAGGTTGATATTGAACACGACGATCAGGAGAAACCATGAAACCGCCGTTCTCTCTGCGAATCTTCAACAAACTGGACGGGCAACTGCCCGTGCAAGACAAACACTGGTACAGCCTCCGGGCCAGCGGTGAAGCCGAACAGCGCACTATCGAGGTGTACGTCTACGGCGAGATCGGCACCTGGGGTATTACGGCCAATCAGTTCGTGCGTGACCTGGCCGCATTGGATGACGGTACTTCACCGATTGTAGTGGCGTTCAATAGTATCGGCGGCGACCTGTTTGACGGTCTGGCCATTCATAACGCCCTGTCGCGTCTGGGTGAGCGCTGCACCGGTCGTGTCGATGCCTTGGCAGCCAGTGCCGCGAGCGTCGCAGTCTGCGGCGCTCATCGGGTGGTAATCGCGGAAAACGCCGCACTGATGATCCACAACCCGTGGACTTATGCCTCAGGTGATGCCGAGGATATGCGCAAGGTAGCGACCGCTTTGGATCAAGCGCTGGAGCTCATCATCACGGCCTACAAGGCCAAGGCGCCGGATATCGACGAGGTAGAGTTGCGGCGCCTGGTCAATGCCGAGACCTGGCTCACAGCTCGCGAAGCGGTGGCCCTCGGATTGGCCGATGAAGTCGGCGACGGTGTGCAAATCAAGGCGTGCCTGGGGCAGGGCACGGTCATGCAGAAATACCAGCACACGCCCCAGGCGCTGCTGGATCTGCTCAACGAACCCACGAAACCGACCGAGCCGGTGGTCGACAAGCCTGAGCCATCGGCACCTGGTGCGGATGCAGCGGCGCTGGCTCTGCTGATCACCCAGTCATGCACTCAGGCCGGTATCAGTAACTTGATCGAACCGCTGATTGCAGCGACCAAGCTGGTTGACGAAGCGACTGTGCAGGCCGCGATCTCCCAGGCCAAGTCGATCCGCGATCTGTGCGTTGCTGCCCGGCTACCAGAGTTTGCGGTGGGGTTTGTACAGGCCGGACTGGACACCGGTGCCGTGCGTGCGCGGCTCTTCGACAAAGTCGTAGGGAAGGGCGGGGGCTTTGAGATCGACAACAGTCTGCCGCAGAACGAAGACCCGGCTCCCAAAATTCAAGCCAAGCAACCCGATCCGCCGTCCATTTGGGCGGCACGTCAGGCTGCTCAATCTCAAGCCTTTAAAGGAGTAAGACCATGACTATCAAACGCGAACCGATGCATGCAGGTGAATTCCTGCTGTCCGAGGGCGCCGGAACCATCTCGCGAGAAGCCATCAATGTCGCTGCCGGTCACGCACTGGAGCCGGGTCAGATCCTCGGCCTGGTAACTGCGAGCAGTGAGTTCGCTCCGTACAACCCGACCGCCGAAGATGGCACGGAAAACGCCATCGCCATTCTCTACGGCCCGCTCGGTGAGTCGGATGTCGTTCGTCGCGGCCGCGCCGTGGTGCGGTTGGCCGAAGTCAGCGAAGCACACCTGACCGGCCTGGATCTGGCCGCCGAGAAAGCACTCGCCACTCATTTCGTGATCGTCCGCTAAGTCGATCCTTCTTTTATATGCATCCCGCCGCGTGCGGGATTTTTCGTTTCTGGAGAGTACCCATGGCCGATATCGCCATTTTTGACGACGAAGCATTCAGCGTCGATTCGCTGACCGCTGCACTCAACGATCAGCCTTACTTGCCCGGACGCATTAGCGCGCTGGGGCTGTTTCGCGAGGAGGGCATCACCACCCTGACCGTTCAGATTGAAAAGGACGGCGACACCCTAGCCCTGGTGCCGGCTGGTGAGCGTGGCACATCCGGCTTGGTGGTTGCAGGCAGCAAGCGCACCCTGATCCCGTTCAACACTGTGCACCTGCCGGAGCGCTTCACGATCAAGGCCGATGAGATCCAAGGCATCCGTGCCTTCGGTACTCGCACTGAGTTGCAGGCGGTGCAGGACGTGGTCAATGCACGTCTGGCCAAGGCGCGGCGCCAGTTGGACGCCACGCACGAATTCCAGCGCATGGGCGCATTGAATGGCCAGATCCTCGACGCCGATGGGAAGACTGTACTGCTGGACCTCTATGACCGCTTCGGTGTGGATCGCCAGAAACTGTCTATGGGGTTGGCAGATTCGGGCACTGAACTGCGGGTAAAGTGCGGTGAAGCCCTGGACATGCAGGAAGACGCGCTCGGCAATGTGACCAGCACCGGATCTCGCGCCTTCTGCGGCAAGAACTTCTGGAACAAGCTGATCGTTCACAAGTCGGTCAAAGAGACCTACCTCAACAGCCAGCAGGCAGCAGCCCTGCGCGGTGATGCTCGTGAGAGCTTCGAGTTCGGCGGCATCATCTGGGAGCGCTACCGTGGCAAGGTGGCCGGTGTGTCGTTCGTGCACGACGACAAGGCGCTGTTGATTCCCGAAGGCGTGCCCGACCTTTACATCTCGGTGTTCGCACCGGCTGACTACATGGAAACGGTCAACACCCAAGGCATTCCGTACTACAGCATGATCGAGCCGTTGCCGTTCAAAAAAGGTATGGCTGGTGAAGCCCAATCTAACCCGCTGCACCTTTGCACGCGGCCACGTGCGCAGATTCTCTTGGAACTCTGACCATGTCCTTCCGCGAATTGCTGGAAGACGTCGACGACACGGTGTTCGAAACCCTCGGCGACACGGCTCGGATTGAGGGCTACGACGAGCCGGTGCTGGGCATGTTCGCTGCACCGTGGTTGCAACCCAAGATGGGCAATACCAGGACGGCGTTGCGTGAGCCAAAGTTCGAGATCCGCGTCCGCGATTCGCATGGGTTGAAAAAAGGACTGTTGGTCAGCGTGGAGTTGCCGGCGTTGGACGGCGGTGGAGACTACGACCTGCTGCAGCTGGAGCCGGGCGGTGACGGTCTGGTTGCCTTGATTCTGAGGAAACGCTCATGAGCGTCGGCAGCTACTTCAAACCCTCGGCTGGTGGCGGGATGATCTCGCTGCAAACCTCGGCGGCAGACCTGAAAGCCTTTCAGGATTTCGCCGCCGTGCTGCCAAAGGCAGCGGCCAACGCCCAGCGCCGAGCGATCAACAAAACCTTGCGCTGGCTTGCCACACACATCGCCCGCGCCGTCGGCCGGCAGGAACGCATTGCGGTCGCTGCTGTGCGTCAGCGACTGCGGGCCTATCCTGTCAGCGGTGGGGCGAACAGCGGCAAATTGTGGTTCGGTCTGAACGCTATGGAGGCCAGTCGCATTGGTCGGCCTCGGCAGAGTCGGTCCGGTGTGTCAGTGGCGGGGCGCCGCTTTCAGGGGGCGTTCTTCAAGAAGGTTTATGGCAACAGCGCAGACGTGTGGATCCGCACGGCCAGTAAGCATTTCGACGCAAGTGACTACCCCGACAGCGATGTCAGCGGGGCGGGCGGAGCCAGTTCGGGCTGGATCGCCGAACACGGCAGCCGGTTTCCGTTGGCGAAGGCCAAGGTCTCGCTGGAGCAAGCCCGGCCGCATTTCGAGGCATGGGTACGCAAGGCTGACGAACACCTGGTGCATGTCCTGCAGCAGGAACTCAATTTCGAAGTGCAGAAGCACTTGA